GGGTGCACGACGATCGTCTCCCCGTTCGGGTGAGGGAACATCAGGAGTACTCCTCACGGCCGCGGAACAGTCCTGCGTAGCCGCGGGACTTCGGAAACGACCCGAGCGGGCCCCCGCCCTGGCGCCCCGGGTCGAGGATGTCGAGCATCCACGCCTCGAACGTGATCAGGTGCGAGCGCCCCGACTCCAGGACCACTGACCGCGACATGGAACCGGCAGACTCCGAGAACGATTTCGCCCCGCGGATGGACGGACCATCCACAACCCCGAGGACCATCTGCACGACAACGTCGTTGACGTTCAGGGCCGACAGGGTGCCGGCAATGATTCTGTCGTCGACGTCCGGCCACCGGTCCCGAATACGCCTGGACGCGAAGCCCAGGTAGTACACGGCGCGCGGTCGCTCCTGAACGGAGAGGGAGCGCCACGCTTTCTCCAAGTCCTCAACTGTGGCCAGATCAGCCATGGCGCCCCTCCTGTCCTACTTCGCCGGAGTCGTCGGCGTTTTCTTGGCTGCGTCGGCCGCAGCCTTCGCGTCAGCCGCAGCCTTCGCGTCAGCCGCAGCCTTCGCGTCAGCGGCAGCCTTCGCGTCAGCGGCTTCGATGTCGGCGGCATCGGGTACCGAGAAGGGCTCGATCAGACCCCGCCTGACGAGGCGGTCGATCTGGTCCGCATCGACGCCCTCAGGGATGACGGAACCCGCCGAGATGATGCGTGCGACTCGGTTCCCTGACGCAGGGCCGACCGACACCTTCACGAACCGGGCCTTGGCCTTGTAGAGAGTGGTTGCCACGATCAGACCCCCGTTCCGGTGACGACGTAGCCGGCGAGGGGGTTGGCCACCACGGGTACGTGCGGGTTACGGACCTGCAGGCGGGTCTTGTCCGCCTTGGGCTCCCTGATCGATGCCACCTCAATGCCCGTGTCCCCGCCGACAGGGCGGTACTCAGGCGACGGGATCCTCTCGCGGGCGATCCCCCCGAGCCGCCGCCGGTCGACGAACATCGGGTCGGTGAACTGATCGTCGTCGCTGGACACCCAGGTCAGACCGGCGATGGTCGGGAAGTCCCCGGTGCGGGCCGTGTCGTCGCTGTCGGGCAGGACGTCGAGCAGCTCCGGGATGACCGACGCGTACTGCTCGCCGTTCAAAACGACGGTGTCGATCGAGTAGCCCAGCTTCAGCCTGCGGGCGGCCGCCTGGATGCGCAGCGCGTCCCTGAGGATCTGCTTGCCGTTCGTCCACACCGCGGTGGCGGCGAGGGTCTGCGTCACCGAAGACTGGATGACGCCGAGCGCGAGCTCGTTCGCGCTGAAGACCAGCTCCGTCTGGAGCAGTGTCAGCGCGTCATCGATGGGCTGGCGCAGGCTGCGGCCAATTTCCTCGTCGGTGATCTCCGTAGCGAGACCCTCCTTCGAAGCCGTGTAGACCTCGTACTGCTCGTTGCTCAGCGGCGTGAGCTTGTACTCCGCGCCCGGCGCGACGGTCTCAGCGCCGCGCACGGTGCGGATGACCTCGTTGGAGGGCACCGCGATAGCACCGCCCTGCAGGGCGTAGCGCCCCGCGAGGAGGAACAGGCCGATGAACTGCTGGGCGGCGATGATCTCGCTCAGCCGTCGGGCGACCAGGGTAGGTGACTTGATGAAGGCGAGCAGCTCGGCCGACGTTGCGGCGGCCAGCTGACTCGGGGTGAAAGGGTACGTCTTCATGGTCGGTGGTCCTTTCTCAGGCCTGAAGGACCTGGACGAGGGCACCATCGGCCGCGGCGGTGAGCGCGGTCCCGATAACAGTGCCAGTGGTGGCGGTACGGACGCGGTTTCCGCCGGCGGCTTCGACCTTCGCCCCGAGCGCAACAGCCGCGGAGGCGGTGAACTCGTGGACGGGGTTGCCGACCTCGACGGTGACCTTGTCCCCGATCGCGGCGTCGTGTCCGGCGACGCCGACGTACTTGGTGGTACCGGCTGCGGCAGGGGCGACGGAGCGGTCCGTGGCGCCGACCTCGACGGCCTGGCCACCAGTGACGGCGGCGGTTACGTCGAACGTCACGGTCTGTCCGGGACGGAACAGGGGCAAGTAATCTCCCATGCTCAGGCCTCCTTCGTTTCAGTACTCGAGGGAAATACCTTCGAGTAGTAGTTGTCGTCCTCGTCCTTGGCCTCGTCGACGCCGCCCGTATACCCGGAGGCCTTGACGTTGACGACGAGTCCCGGCGCGAGGTTTGCGAGGGTGTCTGCCGCGCCAGCGTCGGCGGCGAGCGCGGAGATCCAGTTATCGCGGCGGGCCGGTGCGATGCGGCCGTCGTCGATTGCTGCGTCGACGAGCGCGGCACGCTGGTCGGCGAGCTGCTGCTGGCGGGCGGAGCGGCCGTCCGCTGCGGCTGCGACCAGGTCGTCGTACTGGCCCTGGTCGAGATTGACGGTTCCGGCTGCTGCGGCAGCAGGGGCGGGGGCGGGTTCCTGCTCTGCGAGCGCCTCGTCGAGTGCGGCCAGCAGGCCGTCCTCGTCGATGGCTGCGTCGGCGGGGACGCCGAGCCGCTCACGGAGCCCCTTGTTCAGATCCGGCATGATGTCGGGTCCTTTCTGTTGGGGTGTGTTGTGTTCCGCCGGCTCGGCCGGAGGTTTGTGGGAGGCCGTTGCGGCCAGGTGCGCGACGCTGTCAAGGCTGAGGCTCGGGCGGCGTGTGTGGTTGGGGGTGAGGTGGGGTGCTGGGGCTTCCTTGCGGCCTGCGTGGGCGAAGATTGACAGGTCGAACTTGTTGGTGGCGCTGTCGTCAGCGCCGACGTCCTTGTTTCTGCCCTCGACGCGGTCGGCCAGCCCGGCCGCTACGGCCTCACTGGCCGAGTACCAGGTCTCGGCCTGCATGGCTTCGCGCCACTGCGCCTCCGTGCCTCCTGCGCGTTCTGCGTAGATGCCGGCGATGGTGTCGGAGATCCTGTCGAGGCTCTCGGCTTCTTTCCGCAGCGCCTCCGCATTGCCGTAGACGATGTTCCACGCGTCATGAACCATCAGCTCGGTGCCGGTGCCCATGACGACCTCGTCGGCGGCCTGGATGATGAAGGATGCCGCGGAGGCTGCGAGTCCGTCCACAGTGGCGATGACCTTCGCCTTGTGGCGGCGGAGCGCGTTCATGATGGCGACGGCGTCGTACACGGAGCCGCCGGGGGAGTTGACGTAGAGGTTGATGGTCTCGACGTCCAGGTTGGCGATGTCGCGGACGAAGGTAGCTGCATCCGTTCCCCACCAGCCGCCGATCGCGTCGTAGATGTAGACGTCGGCCGAGCTACCTTCGACTGCGTTCACCCGGTACCAGGGCGGCGCTTCGGCGGTGACGTTGAGCGGGAGTCTGATCATTGGTCCTCCGAGGTGGTCGGCGCCGGTGTGGCGGGTGGTATGCGAGAGGTCGAGACGTCCTGCGCGGGCAGGCTGTACTTGTTGCGCAGGTGCGCCTCGAGCCTGTCGTCACCGGTCAGAGCGCCGACCTGCACTAGGCGGCCGAGCGCTTCCGCGGTCGCCGGGTGCCGGGACCCGATCTCGTCGAACACGAGCCTCGGGGCCGGCTCGTTCTCCCCGTAGTTCTTGTCGACCAGGTCCTCAATGACGTGCTGGTTGGCGACATCAGCGATCTGCATGCCAATGGTCTGCAGGGACAGCGTGAAGAAGTCCGCGAAGGTCGATCCCAGCGCCCACGAGCCTGTCTCGGTGCCGAGGTTCAGGAAGTGAGCGAGGACCGCCCGGGCGATCTGCTCGTCAAAGTAGCGGATCGGCGTGTCAGCGTCAGGCAGTGTGCCGTCCACGCCCTTCAGGTCCAGCTTCGCCTTCGCCGGAATCGACGCACCTGAGTTATCACCCGAGCGCAGACCCTGCGCAATCTCCAGTCCCTTGTCGATCTCGTTCTGCTGCCGGCTCTCGATGTCTTCCGGCCGAACGCCAGCCGGCATTTCGGACGCCGTGTAAATGGGCACTCCCATGCCGTTACGATCCAGGGTCTGCGCCTGCACGCGGAGCGCACGGTCCTTGAGGAGCCAGTACTTGTAGGTGGGTC